GCCTACGCCACAGTTTACTAAACCGTCTGAGGAGTTTGTAAACCGGATAAAATCATGGTTAACCGCACGTGGAAAAGATGAAGGACCAGCGTACGCGATTGCTAAAAGCATCCACGCAAAGGGCACTAAACTTTGGCAGCAGCGGGGCCGGACGGATATAGTTTCAAACGTCATTAATCAAAATCGTATTGAAGAACTTTCCAGGGAGTTACTTCATAGTTTCGCCAAGTTCTATTTAGTTTCAGTGGCTAACACTTTTAAGAATGCTAACAGTAATTAAACAGCCTTTAGGGCACAAGCTCACGGATGCCGAACTGGATGCATCTGTAACCAGCTCCAGCGGGGAGGCTTTGTTTACTACCTTGTTATTTTCGTCCGGGATTAATTGCAAGGTGGCTGCAAGTTCGTATTCCTTTTCATCCTCCCACCGGTGCCCGGCCGGGAGTCCAGCGTAGATATTGATGTTTGCACAGTAGTTATTGTAATAGGTTACAACGTTATACCCACCGAATGAGTTACTGGAACTATACGCCAGGTCGATAACAATAGACCAATCCTGCAAAACTTCAATAATCTGATAAGCACCCGCCAGCGGTCCTGTCCCCACTAATTTGATCCATCCCAAAGCTACAGGATCCGGCAGGGCGCTATTAAGTTCAAGTTGTGTGTATCCGTCATTATCGGATTGAGAAACAACCACCCGTGAAGGGTAGGCGTAGTCTTCTTCCGTTTGGTTTGTGGGGTAGATACTTGACTCTAATTCGTAAACAATTGGAAGATGCACACACTGCCATCCGTGTTCCAGAACCGATATTTTGTAGACAGCGTCCACGTTTTGTCTATAGGCCACAGCCGAGCTATTCGGGGAGTTACGTATTTTGAATGAGTTGTACGCGGTTTGATCGACATACTTAAAACCGTTATATGATTCTATGTCAGATTGAATGTAAACATATTGGCCATCTACCAATCCGTGAGCAAACAGGGTAGTAAACAAAGCCTCCCCGCTCGAACTGGTTACGCTGGCGTCCAGTTCGGCATCCGTGAGCTTATGCCCTAAAGGCTGTTTAATTACTGTTAGCATTCTTGAAAGTGTTAGCCACTGATACTAAATAGAACTTGGCGAAACTCTGAAGTAACTCCCTGGAAAGTTCTTCTATACGATTTTGATTAATGACGTTTGAAACTATATCCGTCCTTCCTCCCTGCTGCCAAAGTTTAGTACCGCTCTTATGGATGCTTTTCGCTATCGCATACGCTGGGCCTTGATCTTTTCCACGTGCGGTTAACCAAGACTTTATCCGGTCTACAAATTCCTCGGACGGTTTGGTAAATTGTGGGGTAGGCTTGCGGCCGGTCTCCACCACCATAAAAAAAGGCTTTGCGGTAATCTTTAGATTGGCTTTGGTTCCCGTTTCGGTTACTTCGTACTTCAAAGACCGTGAACTCTCCCCGCTGGCGTCTGTGCCTGTGGATGACATATTTTGTCTGATCTTGTCGATTGTAGACTGACCGGCATTGGATAATATGGTGATTATCTCAGCAGTCATTTATGGCGCAGTAGTCGAAATTATCACTGACTAACATCTGAAATGAAACAGCATGACCCGTTAATATATCGGCCATGTCCTTAATAAACGCTTGTTGCCGGATGTTTTGTATCGTTAATGTACCAGATTGGGGCGAAAAGAAGTTCAGGGTATTGACGAATTGATCGACAAGTAAATCGGTTTGATCTAAGATAAGGCTGTATTCTTCTGGTGTGGATCTTTCTTTATCATGCTTGTAGAATGTCACAATAACATCCCATGCCTTCATGTAATTGGTTGTCCCGTTGTTGGAACGATACCCAGCAGAAGCGCCCAGGGGAAGGCATAGAACCATTAAGAACTTGTTCTTTTGCTCCTGGTTAAAGTCTGTTTTCTTTCCGTATGTGTAGTGAATATTATCCTGAAGCCCTAAAGCTGTGTCCTGAAGTAGCTTGCGGATGGAAAGATGACTCACACCGCAATATATTTCATTTCTTGTTAATAATCAATTTACGATATTCTGCGTCTACGCTGGCCCGATGGGATAAATACAACTGCTGGGTGTAGAACTCTTTGGCTGACCACTTGTAAATGTCCTGTAGTCTCTCCCCTAGCGTCTTTGCCGCTTCCGTGATGGTCGCGATTGACCCGAACGCTTTTTGGAGGTTTTCGTAGCCTGCTTCGTCTTCGTCTTCGTCAGGGCTGTACTTGGGGAGGCGCTCACTGTACCAGTTGATAAGCTCCACAGCTTTAAGAAAAAAAAAGCGCCCAGGCTACAGACTTCAAAAGCCGGCATGTTTTCAACCTCGTCCTCCATTTCAGGGACCATCAAAGGTTTATATTCCCCGTTTTTGATCTTTTGCAGATAGATTGCGACATATTTACCGTATGCTTTTGTGTGTTCCTTGATGTCGTTAGCGGGTATTTTGCGCATGATCTGCCGCATGTCCTCGAACTGTGCTAGGCTTTCATGCTGGATGTTAAACTGTCCTTTTGTGTTGTTGGGGATCTGGTAGGGCCCGCATTGACTTACTGATCCCGGGAACTCAGGCTTTTTATTTACGAAAGAGAGAGCTTTTAAAATGTCATCCAATCCAACGATAACCGCATTTTTTAGTATGTCGTACTCTAACCCGGTGAAGATTGAAACAAGTTGAATCGTGTCATCTTTAAGGTCGAAAAGTTGGATGTACTGCTTAAATGTTACATCCTCCCAGGTTGTGGGTATTTGGTAGGATTGGGCGTTTAGTTTAAAGGTTATCATTTCCGATGACTTTTATCAATCTGAATATTAATTCTAAGGCTTTTTCAGTATCAAAATAGCGTTCTGATCCACCGTCATCCGCACAGCGCCAATCTTCACAATCTTCTAAGATAGTGGATATTGCATCTTTTATTTCTTCGTCTGTCATATTTTTCTCGCAAATTCGAGCCTCAGGGCACTTTTTAAAGGAAAGGAAGAGACTTAATTAATAAATATTTTATACAATTTGGACTCAACACCTCAGCAACCCACCGATTATTATACTTTGAATTGTATACCAACCTATATCGCTTCTTTATAATGTTCATGCTTTATGGAATGATGAGTGGAACCCTGATTTAGGCTTTCTGAATGAAATAGCCGCGTATCTCATAGCGTCCATCGCGTGATCGTTAAGCTTTAACGGCTCTTCAGGGCTATTTGCTACCTTTTGGCCCGGTGTTTTGTACTTGTAGGACTTGATTTCCTTCAAAAGGTTGGCTGATCCCTGGTCGATAAACAGTTTCCGTGACTTTATGAAGTCAATCCCGGCTTTTACGTCTTTGTTTGCGGCTACAGCCTTGAATCCGGCCCGTTTTATCTCTTCAATGCGCTGAGGTTCGGCTGCATCGCAGTAAATTGTGTCGTAAGGTTTCACTATTTGCTTTAGCATGCCTATTAAGTCGGTGTTTGTGAGGTGGCTTTGGTAGATTTCTTCTTTTGCATATAATCCTTTATCCATTTCTGTGCATCTAATGAGAGAGGTAGGGTTATTGTATCCGAAATCGAGTCCGTAACAAGTTGATCCGGTGTGTACATCCACAGCATAGGTCTGCCAGTGAGTGTATATAACACCTTCGCTATGTCCTCGCTCTCCTTCGCCGTAAATTCGCCAGAAATTAGGATCTGCATCTCTGTAGCTTTCGATTTCCGCAACCTGCTCCTTAGGAAGAAAGGGATTATCTTTATAGGTAGACTTAATAAAGTAGCAATCAGGCCTATTAAGGACTTTATCGTAGAGCCAGTGAAACTCGTCAGCCGGGTTGTAATCAATGAAAATGCACTTTTTAGTACGTAAAAGAAGCTGACGAAAGGTTTCATAGTTAATAATGTTTGCCTCGTTTATGAACAAAATATCCCGTCCTGGCCCCCGTACCTTCAACTGATTGTCAACACTGAAGAACTCTACATAACTTCCCGTGGGATATGTGTACATCTGTTCCGTCTTCATGTGTGCCCCAGGATCGTATAGTTTATAGTCCTCCATGATCTTTCTCCAGTCCCGCATTGCTCCCTTTCTGAGGTGAGGAAAGGCCACTGAACATACTGAAATCGAGTATTTTCCAGTTAAAGCCAGGCAGATTAAATACTGCGTTAGGCTGAAAGTTTTGCCCGATCTTGTCCCGCCTTGATTAACTATAATCCTATACCCCTCTTCAAATGCTTTCCGGGATTCCTGAATTACTTTGATCTTGGGCAGGGTAAATATAATCTCCTGGTTTCTCGTATCTGATAGTAATGCCTGCATTTACTTCCCCTTCTATTTGTGTGCTGCTTAGTTTTGGCGCTGCGTATGGTAAAATACTGGATATAAATTCCAGCTTCTCACGCGGTTTGAGGGTGTCGAATGAGGCTTGAATGGCATCTACATTATTTTCAAGGAAGTTGACTATTGACTCTCTAACCTTAACTGAAACCTTTGTAACTGCTCCCTTTGGCTTACCCGGGTTGCCTTTGCCAAAGGTGCCGTCCTCATTCCGTTTTTCCCCGTTATTTTCGGATTCCATAACCGCAATTTAAGCAATTTTAAAACCATTTAAATAGCAATTCCACACACTTAACAATTCCCAAAGCTGAAAATATACCTGTTAGGATGATTATTCCTATTATTGCTCTGTCTGCGAAGGTGTCTTTTAGCTTCATAATATTGGAATATAATGAACTTGATCTCGTTGGGTTGCATCCACATTAAAACACATCCAATAACCTGGTCTATCAAGTGATTTTATGAGTATGTACCTCGGTTTCATTTCCATGCTGCATTTTGTTCAAACTCAATCAAATTACGGCTGTTTTCCATAAGTTCCAGGGATTCTTTGATGGTTTCCTTTCCCTTTTTAGAGTAGGTTTCAGAGTTTAACCAATCGGTCAGGATCGGCGCCCAAAAGATGTAGCCTCTGAGGTACGGGTGTTTGTATTCTTTCTTTCCCATTTTTATCTTTGATTTATCTCGTTTTAGATTTACTGAAGTTCCTTCTTTTCTTTGAATGGGCTATTTCCCGCCTGATTTCGTAAAGATTGGAGTGTTTATTGTAAACTGTCAACTGTCGCTTTTGGGCTACTGTCTTGCTATTTAGCTGGGAGGTGCGGCCTTTTTTGTCGTACTTATTAGCGTAGAAACTTTGACTAAAGGCTGTCTGAAGTCCAATTACCAGGGCCATTATCAGCAGGATGATGTATAGTCGGGAGTCTTTCATAAACGAGGCAAACATTATTAACTATGAAACCTTTCGTCAGCTTCTTTTA